ATCTATGTAATATATTCCGTCATCAACTTTAGTTATGATGTATTTATTATCCATATCTATATTCTATCATTTTGCAGAACATAGTGCGAAAAATAGTGCAAAAAAAGTGCTTCGGCGGCAGAAGAACCCTTTTATGAATTTGGGTGTATAATAATAATATGAGTCCAAGATATTTTTCTAAGATGATGTACGGTCCTTATTTTTTAAGTGACACACATCCAGAACAAAAACAAGCTGTCATGCAGGACAAGATAGAGGAACGTGCCAAAAAGTTTTGGCATGTACTCTTAAAGCCTTTCTCTAAGTTCACCAAATCCTAAAGATACTCCAAAGCGGGGGGAAGAAGCAATAACATTATGCTTTCTACCATTAGGACAATATAGAATATCTCCTGGTCCAATTACTTTATCAAATTCAATTTCACTATTAGTCTTATCATATATCTGCCATCTGGAATGTCCCTGAAGTTGCCAGAATATAACATTTTCCATATCTATGTGTTCTCCACCATATGCTGATGGGTCTGTAGTTAAGGACATATATATCTGATGATCACTTCCTACTTCTTCAGCCAATGGAGATTCATGGAGTACCTCTAATAAATCCTCTAGGGCCTCTCTAACAGCTTTGATCCTATGTGCCTGCCTAATCTTATACCCGCCAAATTTAAATCGCTTCTGACCATACTTCTTGCCATTTTTTACATCTTCATCTAATAATACAAATACTTCATCCCATGTAACTATTGGCAGCTCTAGGTCAGTACGATAGTATATATGTCTGTTTTGTATACTTTGTAGTAGATTGATATCATTTTGAAATTTATACATAATTCTAGTCAACTGCTTTCATAGTAGGAGTAGTCAGATTTGAACTGACAGTCGATTGCATATAAGGCAATTGCTTTCACCAGATTAAGCTATACTCCCGTGTATATCTGAATTAATAAACCAGATATATGTACGAGTATAGCTATAACCCCAATCCATAGTATTAGCTTCATGGTAAAAATTCCAAAGAGTCATCTCCATATGCAAATCCAGTGATATAGTATCTATCTCCTGAAGTTACCACCTGAACCTTATGTGGGATATCTCCTCTATGAATGAGCATTGATCCCATATTTGGTTTAAATGCAATGCCTTGATCTGGATACTCTATTTTCCCGCCCTCATATTCATCATTTAGATAAATTACAATACCCCATTTGATTCCAACTTGATCTGGACGTTCTCCATATGCATCATCACGATGTAGATCCATTCCGCTATTGGTTTCCCATCTTTGAACTCTATAAAACCCCGCCATTCTTTCTAAGTTTTTAAACATAGGATCAACTCTACTACGTAATTTACGAAACAATGGAGCAAAATCATTATGCTCAAAATATAGCTGCATCTCACCATCATTTTTAAGATTTCTTTTTGCAACTTCCATAAATGCTGCTATCTCACTATCTGAGATATAATTTTCAAACTCATAGATACCATCTGCAATTAAATTCATTTTAAATCCCCAAATCCTAGAGAAGCACCAAACCTTGGAGTAATAGCTTCTACCTTATGTGGTCTGCCATATGGACAGTAAAGAATATCACCTGGTTCTAGTATAACATCTACATCAATCAAATCATCTGATACGTTTTCTAGGTCTAGGTATTCCCCCGCCTTATAAATTGTCCATCTTGACTTACCTTCAATATTCCAGAAGATCACATTCTCAGTATCCTGATGTAGCTTCCAATATGTCCCATCTTGTGTAGTAATATTCATGTATAGATGTGTAGATCTACCCTCAACCTCAAGTTGATAGTTTGATTCTGTGAAAATTTCTAATAATTTTTTTTGTGCATCTGCAATTCCTGGAATACGCATTGCATTTAGGATTCTGAATCCACCATTCTCATATCGCTTTTGTCCATATAGGTTTCCTGCCTTTACATCCTCATCTAAGATTCTGAATGCATCGTCCCATTTGATCTTTGGTAACCCCGCCACATTTTTTGCAACATGAACAGTAGCGTTGTTGAAAGCTGATCTAAACTCAGCGTCATCAAAGATATCAAAAGTTGTCATGCCTCTAGTATAGCATTTGTGTTTCACGTGAAACAAGTTCTAGTCAACTACTATTTCAGATTTGAGAAAATGTTAATATTTATTTTTCTTGTATGATACACACCTAAAAAAAGAACGATAAATCTTGATAGTCCGCCCATATTGTCCTCAATGTCCGATTTATACACTAAAAAAGTCGTGTGATGTGCCTCACAATGTCCGATTTACACCATTTTCGAGTTGATATTTGTCAGACCCCCATGTTATGATTTATATATAAAGAAAAACAAACGAAAGGAGTCAAAAAATGACTCAACTTACAGAAACACTATTCTCAACAATAGTTCATGACTACCATAACGGCGGAGTAAAATCCTCATATGGATTAGATAACTACACACGCAAGGAAATCCTTGCCTACCTTATCCGCTCTAAGGGTTGCGAGTGCATAAACTGTCTGTGATAGACATCACACGCAATAGCCTTGCAAATGTCATACTTATTTGATACCTTTATCTTATTGAACTACTAAAGAAAGAAGAAACAAATGTCATACTCATTCGATACTAACACAGCCTCTAAGTGGGATACCATTCAAGAAGATGTTGCCGATATGTACCTAGAAGATGTAGAAGAAACAGAAGAAGAAGATTTCTTCGGTTTCTCTAAGTCTATCGAAACAGACCACTTAACAGATGAACAGATTGACACACTACTAACTACTATCGATTGGAACTAATCTAATGACTATCACTTACTCACTATGGCAAGGCTCTCAACTACTAAGCGTTAATAACAAGGCTAACAATAGCGAAGAAATCTTAGCGGTAATGGAAGAACTAAATAAACTAGGTAAAGGTTTTTCCTTTATCGTTAGAGAAGTAGAGGTAAATAAGTAATGACTATCGAACTAGATAACTATGGTTTCATGCTAGATACAGAATGGTGTTATGTTGCACTATCATGGCAACTACTAATCACCACCGCCCTACTAGTAACCGCTTACAAGATTTACAAGAGAAAGAAGAATAAGTAATGAGAAAATGTAAGATAGATGTATGCGATTCAACCGAACTAGTTTATAGCGGTGTAGATGCTTTCCTATTGGGTGTTCCTACGGAAACCTATTGCTATGAATGTTCTAACAATGGAGATGCACATAGAGAATTGCTAGAGGTTGCTAACTAATGAATAGACTACTAACTACTATCGTTCAACTATCTATTGCTATCCCCGCCCTATACATGATGAGGATCGTGTATCATGATTTCAAGGCGGAGATGCGTGAGATGTGGCAAGAATCACACTAGCCTAACGGCGTGTCGGCTTGACAATGTCAAGCTGGCCCGCAAAGGCGCGGGGTCGGGCGTGTCGTTATGAACATGTTATAAAATCCCCTGAAATTTACGGCGTGTCGATTTGACAGACAAAACGGACATATTGGTGTGATGCTTATCACATGCGTTGAGCGTCTTACTATATGGACTTACTGGCTAGTAATGTCATGAATGTCAGTCCCCTCTGGTACAATACTCTTATAACAACAACGAAAGAAGGTCAATTCATGAACCTAGATGAATTCCGTGCCCATGTAGAGGCAACCCGTCAAGCAAGCAAGGCAGAAGCCTTGTCAGTCCTATCTGCTACAATGTCCGTATCAACAACAACGAAAGAAGGTCGCTAATGTCAGCGAATGTCTATAATGTCGAAAGCCTCTTAGTAGGTAAAATGTATTACTCTAATTCAGTAAAGGGCGAGATTATCTCAGCCGAAAAAAATGATGATGTATGGTACTCAGGTGCAGATACATACAAGGTGCAAATTCGCCCTGTAAATTCTTTTGATTTTAAGGACACATACCGCTATGTAGCGGTGAAGGTAGGCGACTAATGCTGAACATAATTGACAAAACCGATTTCTATGAAATCGCAGATGAGCAACACTTTTGCTGTGATGAAAGTCAGTTTAAGTATTACTGTATAGAACACCTAGAATTTATGGGTTGCTACTTTTGCGGATTTGATTATGACAAGGATTGCGAGGAACAACACTAATGGGATACATTGAGATTTTTAGAATGGATCAAAATGGTGCAGGCTGGGTAGATTTATCTGACGCTACCCCTGATGAACTATTTACTATTGAGGTAGGGCTACTTAATGAGGGAGCCTTATTCCATACCCCCGAATCTGACTAATTTGTCAGACCCCTCTGCTACAATACTCTAAACAACTACGAAAGGGAAAACCTATGTACCAAATAACTGTCGCCTATGATGGCAACCCTATCCACTTCAACAAGAACTATGCAGATGCACTAGAAGCATTTACCGCATTTCTTTCATTTGTTGATTGGGGCTGGGCTAATGAATACTCAACTGTAAATCTAATGACGCCAACTGGCAAAATGTACACTAAGAATTTTTATCGCACAGGATTGGTGGTAACAAAATGATGACACGCAAAGACTATGTAGCAACCGCAGAAATTCTAAAGTATGCAAGCGATAAAGCGCACCCCGCTTTATTTTCTAAAATGGTAAATGATTTTGCGGAAATGTTTGCAAAAGATAATCCGCGTTTTGATGTTGTGAGATTTCACGAAGCAAGCAATTACAAAGTAAAGGTAGGCAAATAAATGCAAATCGTTGAAATGTTTGTGTGTTCAGATTGTGAAGATTTCGGTGCAGTTTATATTGAAGGGAATGTGTTAAGTGTTAAAAGATGTGAATGTATTGCAGAAGATTAAACGAATTCAAGAATTGCGAAGATCAAATGCAGCAACCGCAATTCCTTCAAAGAAAAAATATTCACGAAAGCGCAAGCATAAAAATTCAGAGTATTGAATATTTATGCGGCCCGCAATCTTTTGTGGGGGGCAAGTGTGAATTACGACACATTTTAAAAATCGCCTGAATTTTGCGGCGTGTCGATTATGATATGTCAGTGGCCCATGGTATTATTCTCTTAAATCTAACGAAAGGTCCAACTCATGGAACTATTTACTGTTGCTTGCTTGAACTATGAAATTTGTGGCGATATGGCCACCTTTGATTCTGATTCAGAATATGAAATCTATGGTGATGATTATATCTGCGCTGAATGCTATGCGTCTGAGGAAATGGAATTTTTTGAAACTATTGGCTGGGCAGATTCAGACGCATTAGCGTCTGCAGGCCATGGAATGGATGAGGATTACTAATATGTCAGATCTAACCGCTATAATTACCCCTATGAAACTTAAACGGTCCAACGATAGAAAGGTGGCTAACCTTGTCACAAAAAATGGAAAGCAAGCCGCAATTGCTAACACATTCGGATTACCTGCAGGAAAAGACTATTCATGTCCTGGCGCTACGTCTATCTGCGAAAGTGTTTGCTACGCTGGCAAATTGGAAAAGCTCTTCCCTGGTGTAAAAACTAATCTTCTCCACAATTGGGAGCTCTTACGCAATGCAGACATGGACACAATGCTCATTCTATTAGATGAGATGATTGTTGAATTTATTGCTGATTGTGAAAAGAAAGACGCTCCTAAATTATTCCGTATCCACTGGGACGGTGATTTTTTCAATGATACTTATACATATGCGTGGAAAGTAATTATTAATAATCATCCTGATGTTCAATTCTGGGTTTATACACGTGTAAAGTCTGCAGCGCTTATTCTTAAGGATGTTTCTAACCTATCTCTTTATTATTCCACCGATGATGATAATAAAGAAATTGGCCACGATTTAAAAGTTAATTCTGGTGTCCGCCTTGCTTATCTTGGGAAGACTTTCGCCGTAACTGAAGGCACCATGAAAGAATTGACTGGTAAGCCTGGTGCTAAATGTCCTGAGAATATGAAAAGCATTCCACTTATTAGTAATGCAGGCTCTGCATGCGTGTCATGCGGTCTCTGCGTATATGGTAAGGCTGATGTTAGATTTTCTGCGAGTAAGAAATGACGGATATACTGGGGGCAATTATTGGAGTCGGGATCTTAATCGCATTACTGGTCCCGCTTCCAATAATTATTTATACAATATTTAAACAATAGCGGCGTGTCAGCTTGACAAGATCAAGCTGGCCCGCAATGTTGCGGGGTTATCCACAGGGTTACGGGAGTTATCCACAACCCCTTGAAATTGTGATTAATCTCACAAAAGCTGCGACACGCCCATAATGGATTAGGTAATGTCAGTGGCTAATGGTAAAATACTCTTATCAACCAAACGAAAGGCAACAAATGTCAAATGTAATCCGTGTTCCACACACAGTAGTATTCGAGGCCATTATTAACCTTGATACTATTCCTGCAAACCTACTACCTGCGCTAATTGCGCTTGATGAAGCAACAATGACTCAAATGTGCAAAGAAGCAACACTACACGCACTTTCTATGTCTAATGTATTACCACTTGCAAATGAAAATAATACTTGGGCTGAAGTAACTATCAAGGGAGATAACTAATAATGGGATACACAACAGCATTAGCATTAGAAGAAGAATTGTCTTTAGAGGCAGGACTTGCTTATCACTTACAGGGTAATCATTACCCACCCGTTCCCGTATCAATGGTGCAACCTTGCATAGACGCTATTGATGCGTTCTATGATGAGGATTTTGATCGTGAGATTAATTTACCTGAAGGTATCTCTTGGCGAGGTAAAACTTCAGCACCCGCATCTGCCATAATTGATGCTCACCACTTAGACCCGTGGCTACCTGAGTGTGATTAACCTCACACAATAATTTTCTCAAATACTGAGATAGGGCTAGACAAATGTCAGACCCCAATGTTATACTACCTACCTAACAAAGAAAAGAGGCAAAAATGACAATCAACGACAAGTTGTATCAGGTTGGCGATTTATTCACCACCCTAAAGTCAAAGAAAACAGGTGTGATTAAGGAAATCCACCCACAGGCATCTGGCTCGGTGCGTGTGTTGCTAGAAATGCCAAACAAGGAAACTCGCTGGACTTCGGTATCAGCAAGCACTTTGGCATAAAACTAAATAATCGAAACAGGGGCAGTTTAAGAGAGTGTTCTCGCCCAATGTCGTAAGTAAGAACTCTCTCCCTTCGGGGAAATGTCAGACCCCCCTGCTATACTATCCACTAACAACAACCCACCAACGAAAGGTAACACAATGTCAAGAGCAATCACAGTAAAGGTGGCAACACCTAAAGTAATCAAGGCTTTGGAAACAAAGTTAGCAACAATCAAGAAGGACTATGCAGAGCAAGGTGCAAACGAGGCTAAGTATGAAAAGGCTCGTAAGGCTTGGCAGAAAGAACTTCAGGATTATGCAATCGCAAACATCAAGAAGTCAGAGAACCTTCGCACAAACTATCGTTCTTGGAATAACACACTCAACATTGACTTTGATTTGACAGTATCCGAAAAGGATTTGCCAAAAGAGCCTGAGCGTGATTATACAGTTATGCACCAGCACTCATACAATGAAATTGTAGAGGACATCACAAATGCTCTCACAATTCTAAAGATGACAGATGAGGAAACAGTAAATGCTTCTACAATGAAGCAAATTGCTTAACAAAGGTAATACAATGGCAAATCGTTTTAGAGTTGAAATCTATGACGCAAACAAAATGAATGACATCACAATCTATTCAGATCAAGGTGTTGATAAAGAATACTTAACTGAATTAGTATTCAGCAACATCAGAAACTTTAGCGGAAGAGTTAATGCTTATGTTTTTGATAATGTAAAAAAGAAAAAGACAACTGCATTATTTTTTGATGAGAACACAGTTGAAAAAGTTAATTCAGTTACTCGTGGCTTAAAGAAAATGGAGTTGGGGTTCTAAACCCCAGCTTCGCCCGCAGTATTGCGGGGTTATCCACAGGTTTATGAGGGGCTGTGGAAAACCCTGAAAGTTTGTGAGATTACTCACATGGATCAAATCGGACAAATGACTAACTAATCTAGACAATGTCAGTGCCACCTGTTATAATTGCTTAATCAACCAATCGAAAGGAATAAATCCATGGCTCATAATCTAGAAATGGAAAATGGCGAAGTTGCATTTGCACTTCGTGGCGCACCTGCTTGGCATAATCTTGCCAATCGTATTTTCTCACAAGATGAGGAAGTAACTACACAATCTATGCTTGAAGAAGCAAAGTTATCAAATTGGAATGTTCGTCTATCTCCAATCACTGAGCACATTCCAGAATCTTGGAATGATGTATCTACTGCATCTCTTGTCATTCGTGATAATCCATTCAATGGCGGAACTGATGTTCTTGCAACTGTTGGTAAGCGTTACAAGCCTGTGCAGAATGAAGAATTGTTTGCATTCGCTGATGCAATTCACGATGCCAATGCTGATTGCCGTTGGGAATCTGCTGGCTCACTAAAGAAGGGCAAAGTTGTATTCGGTACTGTGGATATTCCTCGTACAATGGTTCTTGACCCACAAGGTGCTAACGATGAAACTAAACTCTATCTAATTGTTTGGACATCACACGATGGTTCTGTTGCGGTGCAGGCTGCCGTTACTCCTGTTCGTGTTGTATGCCAAAACACTCTCAACCTTGCAATGAAAAGCGCAAAGCAATCTTTCAAGATTCGCCACACGCAATCTGTTGAAGGTCGCATTCAAGTTGCTCGTGAAACTCTTGGGCTTGCTCTTGGATACTTTGATGAATTTGAGAAAGAGGCTCAATCTCTTTACACTCAGGCAATTACTGATGCTGAATTCTCTAAGTTGATTCAGACAATCTATCCAAAGCCTGAAAAGGATTCTAAGGGTGCGCTAAAGAAGTGGGAGAATAAGGTTGTTCTACTTGATGACCTTTATCATAACTCACCTACTAACGCTACAATCAAGGGAACAAAGTGGGGCGCATTTAATGCACTTACTGAGCGACTTGATTACTATCGTTCAGGTCGTGGTAATTCTGAATCACTAATGGCTGGTGCATCAGGATTTGACCCTGTACTAACCGCAGAGAAAAATAAAATTCTCAAGTTAGTAAAATCATTTTAACTAAATGATTAACGGGGGAGAGAAATCTCCCCCGTTTTATTTGGTTCGTTAGCTTAGTTGGATAAAGCGCTACCCTGTCACGGTAGAGATCACGGGTTCAAGTCCCGTACGAATCGCAATAAATATTTATGCACATTCATGCATAATTATTCGCCCGCAATGTTAAGGGAAAATTTGTTGTGTTACGGATCACATAAAAAAAGCCCTGAAAACTATAGACAAATGTCAGTGGGGTCCTGTACAATACTCCTATATAACAACGAGAGAGGTAAATATGTCAAATAGAACTAAAGGATATACTGGAACAATTGTTGACGGCAAGAAGCTTGCTGAAATTGCAAACGGTATTTATAATCTACAGTATAGCTCAGACTTTTCTGAGTGCACAGTAGATAATCTATTGTTCATTGAACTAGAAGAGAAGAATGTTTTTGGTGATCCAAAATATGCTCTTGTATGTTCAGAAGGTGTTGGTTGGGAACAAGATACATATGGTTGTCTAGAAGTTCCTACTAATATTGGACAAATGGGTCTATGGAATGGACGTGTATTTATCTCAGTAGATACTGTTAAGTCTTGCCTTACTAATAAGACTGAGGATATATCAGATTACATTAGAGTCTTTGGCTCCCGCCTTGATTCTAACTGTTCCCTATGGCAATCCAAAATGTCAGTGGCCTCTGATATACTAGCCATATGACCAACGAACTCATATCAAGTAAATATACATTTGTCTGTGACCCAGATGAATGCGACTCATTAATTGAATTAACATCCTCAGATGGATTTGGATTCCCATCTGGTGTGATGGAACTCACATGTCCATGTGGCCGTAAGACTACCTTATTGTCAGTGGAGCATGCTACAATTGCACCTTCAAACCAAACGAAAGAGGAAACCATGGAAACAACAACAATTGGCTCAGATGCATTCCACTCACCTGCAGTAGAATACAATCCTGATTTACTAGTTACATACAAAGTAATCAAGGGTTACTCTGACCCTGAATTTACAACATCAAAGGTTACCAGTCTTGAGTGGGACCTACACAATGGACGTCAATCTCAAAAGCGTGTCGGTCTTCTTGAGTCTAACATTAACACAGTTAAAGATATTATTAGCGAAGTTTATGCTGATTCAGATGACCAAGACACCTTGCGTTCAATCGCAGAAGCGCTTAACATTGAATTGACTCGAACAGTTGAATTCACTGCAACCATTGAGGTTAGTGGAACAATTGACCTTAACTTACTTGAAGACTATGACTTCGAAACAGAAATCACAGATAATCTTTATGTTGATTCACAGAGTGGCAACATTGAGATTGGCGATACTGAAATCTGTTATGTGAGGGAAGCATAATGTATTTTGAACTTACTGCTCCATCTCAGGTAGCCTTTGCACGGGCTACCTGGGAAGCGGAGTTGATTGGGTTGGACCCAATGACAATTGCACCATTGACTTTCAATATCGGAACTGGTAGTATTGAGAAGGTAAGTCGTATTCGTGATAAGTATAATCTAATAGAATCATACACATCAGACTACGAGCCAACAGGATACACAGGGAGATAATATGTCAGACTACAGAGATGGCTTTGATGACGGTTACAAATTTGGTCGTGAAGAACTAATTGAAAAACTAAGAGAGATTGATATCTCAGATATCGATGCTTGGTTAGTTGATAAGTTAGCAGACATGATCGAAGGTAACGAGATATGAGTTGGATTGCATGCGATAAGTGTGGAGATTCAGCCCAAGCTAAATGGATAATTAAATTAGTTGAAGGCGAACTATATTTCTGTGGTCACCATAAAAATAAATATGAGGCGGGCCTTGCCAAGGTCTCATATGAAATGATAGAATTAGACAAGGTCGAAGAAGTACTACTACTAGAAGAGGCGGAAATATAATGGGAGATAGAGCAAACTTCGGATTTAGACAGAGCAATGGCGATGTTATTGTTTTGTACGGTCACTGGGCTGGACATGAGATGCTAGCACAATTAGCAAGCGCTGTTGATGCGGCACGTCCTCGCTGGACCGATGAGGGATATGCAACACGTATTGCTATTTCTCAACTCGTGGGCCAAGACTGGGAGTCGACAACTGGTTGGGGAATTTATATTAATACAATTCCTGACAATGAGCACAAGATTCCTGTAATCGATTGGCGCAGTGGGACCTTTAGTCTTCATGAGGAAGCATCCTATGATGAAAGCACAAAGGTCCATGGCATGTCAGATGAACCAATGTTTTCACAAACACTGGATGCATTTGTAAATAAATATTCCTTGGTGCTTTCTAAGTAACACGGAACCATATGGTGCCTCTATCAGTCATTAAATGGCCAGGGGTTAAATAAAGCAGAGTTCTTTTACTTTCGTTGGTGATACTCTAGCAGCCTATATAATAGCTTGACAAATCATGATCTGGCCCGCAAAAACATAAGGGTAACATATTTTGTTTACGAGGTCAATTTAAAATCGCCTGAAATTCTGTGATCTTGACCACATGCATACAAAATGTGGTGTGGAACACACCCAAATAGTATTCCATTTGTCAGTGGTCCAGTGTATAATTCTCATATATCAAACGAAAGGATATAATATGCCAAACTGGGTATATAACACATTAACTATTCAAGGACCTAAGTCTGAGGTAGATCTGATTAAAGATAGATTGAATAAGCCATTTACATTAGCACAAGAGACTCATGGTATGGGTGATATTTCATCTATGGGTTTCCCCACCAAAATTAAATTAGTTGAGTACAACAACCCTGTGTTTGCTTTTTATAACATCCACTCATATAAGGATGACGGAATTACTGATGAAGAATATGCCTGCCAGCCTACACGCTCAGGTGCAGATATCAAAGACCCTAATTGGTTTGCACAAGAGGTAGCACATGCCAAGACTCAAAAAGATTGGTACTCATGGAACAATACTAACTGGGGCACCAAATGGGATGTAGCCGTATCAGATGATGACAAATATCCTGAAACAGAATTACTTGAATATAAATCAGAAGGTGAAGACAACTGGGTTGTCTATAAGTATGAAACTGCTTGGTCGCCTGCTGTAACTATCTTAACTAAACTATCTAATCTTGTTCCTAACTGCCTGCTCACATTAGAGTATGAAGAAGAAACAGGTTGGGGTGGGGAATATGAGATTGTACGTGGTGATGTTAAGACTATTCTAGAATATGAGAATCGTTGCTATGCTTGCCAATCTTTTGATACATTAGATTATTGTGAAGATGACTGCGGTGAATTCTGCTCAGAATGTAGCCAAGGTTCTTGGCAAGATGAAGAGGCTATGGCAAAATGTCAGACCCACATGGTATTATTGGAATCTAGAGAAAAGGCGGAAGTATGAGAACTATTGATGAACTAGTCAATGAAATATATGAGGACAACTTCTCTCATATTGATTTCATGGAAAATATGGGTGGAGATGATTGTGACTGTCACATTCATACCACATTAAATACAATTGTTAAATACTGGTGGGATGAGGAGAAATAATGCTAGGTTATGAAGAGTCAGATTTAAATGATATGCGATATGCAATTGATTCTGCTGTATTAATTCTCGGAGAGAATGAACATCCAGCAATTGTCAGAGACTTAGCAAAAGCTTCTGATTTCTTAGATGGACTTTGGGCAGAAGGGTATTTTGACTAATGGAATCTGCATATGTAACTCGATCATCTCAGTTTATTGAATATATGAAACTGCATCTAATTAGTTTGCAGCAAGATGCTGATGCTATCCAAGAGGAAATGGATGCATATGAGGAAATGGAGTCTAATGAGTACCAGGCATTAGAGATAGAGCACATATCTTTAAATGGACAATGGATTGCTACTAATCATTTATTGTCAGTGGCTCTTGATATAATGGCTACAAGCGAAAGGATATAAAATGAATGCAGAAGACATTGGGCTCCCGCCCCATTTACAGCGCATGGTTAATGCAGGAGTATCAGGCCTTGATATTCTACATGGAGAACTAAAGAATCTAATGCTCATTGATGAGCAATTGCTATCTGAATATACAAATCAGGATGATGAAGAGTACGACCAAACTGTTGATAGATTAACCCTTGAAGGACATCTTGACGCATTAGTAGAACTATATCAATTAACATATGACCTATCATTTGCGATTGGAGCACGTAATGAAACCCGATGACAAAGATAAACTAAACAAATGTCTAGAGATTCTAGATAGCACTGACCTTGGCCTATCCCTGGTTTGGCTATGGACCTGGAGCACAATCAATAACATCTTTGAGGATGAAAGTTACAAGCAGAAGGTTACTATCGATCAAATGTGGGACAACCTCTGTGAGGCTGTGGAGTCTGGAATGGGCTTCTCACTGGAGTACGGGGCGGAACAGCACCAAGAAGACGTCCTTGAATGGATGTTAAATCGTGAATACATTGTAGATACAATGTTTGAAGAAGAGGAAGAAGACGAAGATGAAGATGACTGATGAATACATCAATGATCAATTAAGTACAGCACAAAAGCTTTTGTGGGGTGGGTCAGAAACAGAAAACATTGAGGCCCATAACATCATTGCTAGATTAATTAAAGATAGAATTGAACAAACCAATTTAGTATAAGGGCAAGAAAAAAGGCTTACGGTGACTATTTACAAATCCGTGAAAAGTTGCTATAATTAATACAAATCAATTATCTCGAAAGGATAAAAACAAATGACAACAAAGCGTGAATATCTAAAGCAGCAGGGCATTACTGTCGGAGCTCGTGGCCGTTTCTCAGGAGCAGCCAAGGTAGCAATTGAAGAGGCAGTCAAGAAGGGCATTACCTTCACTGCAGAAAAGCCTGTATCAAAGGCTAAGTAACTAACTGTGGGGCTGGCAATAGCGGTGGGATCCGTGGGCATTGCCAGCCTCGCTTCATTTTGGTATAATGTAAGATTGACGAGAGGCGGACTATGAGCAAGACACCAACAGACAAAGTAATGGAATCATTAGTTAATCTAATTGAGCAAGCATACTTCAATCCTGCACAGGTAGGTCGTTATCTATCTGAGCAACCATACTACACAACTGACCGTACTATGGAAATGATTACTGAAATCATTACACATATTGCAAGACGGGCACAGCAAGAGCAAGTTGCTGGCAAAACATCAGACGGATTGTATCTAGCAACTGAGTTAGCCTATGCCTTAGAAGCAATTAAAGAAACATATCAATTCAAGACTCTCAAACTACCTAGAACTCTATCTGAGATATCGGCGGGGCTACCAAAAGTAGAACTAAAAGATATAAATAGAAACTACAGGTATTCCTGGTTAGATAATAACAATGAACCAGAATCAGTTAGAATTGAACACCCGTTCTTCTAGCCAATGTTCCACAAATTAGATCCACATCCACAGGGTGTGGATTTTTTTTGTGATCAAAATGTGTGGGCTTGTGGGCAAAAATTCCCTTTTACGACGAGCTAAAAAATACGCCTGAAATTGTATAGAAATGTCGACAAATCTATATAGAATCATATAACTATTTAAACAAATGTGTGCAGAATTAGCCAAAATCTGTCAAAATTTTTCTATGAAATCTATTGACAATGTGGGCAAAATATGCTCTTTACGAGGACATTGACAAAATCCCTGAAATATTATATAGATCAAATTGGGGTATATAGGCAAATGTCGACAAATTGCTTGACATGGCCTTATTAATATGCTAGATGGTCCCTTACATGTATATCTAAATACATATATAACTGTAGTAATTGTCGACTTATCTATAACCATATTACTCCACAATACTCCACTTTACTCCACATATAAAGCCTCTAGGAGGCTGATAGAGAGGAGATAATTGGGAGGGGGATATAG